CGGAAGTGAAGCGCTCATCAAGCGGGTACTAAGTTAATGGAAAAATTTTACTGGAGCGGTGATTGAATATGGCAAAACCACGGAAAAGAGTAAACACAAAACCAAAAGGCAAGAATATCGGTTATGTCAGGAAGGATGCGCGTTCCGATGCAAAGAAAGACCCGTATCTTGCCAAAGCAGAAGCCATAGGTGAAACCAAGATGGCGATGGCTGATAACACCATGAGAACGGTTCAAGCGCTTGAAGAAGGGAAGAGAAAGTTTATGCAAGATGTGTTTAGTCGTAATGGCCCACCGCCTGTAGATTCTGGGAAATTTAAGCGCTACTTGCCTAATGCCTGACCTAGCGGAATTTAGGGAACATGCTGAAAACTTTCTTCCCTCTGCCTCACTGCAACAGTGTGGGGATTTTTATAAAAAACTTCTTTCATCCAAGGCCCATAAGGTCTTTATACGGGAACTTGCAAAAATTGACCGTTGGTTCCTGTTGGTTGTTCTGCTTAACCGCAAAGACGCGGTACACCCTTGGTTGTACGATAGATGCAGAGAGGTTGAGAAAGGCTCGGATGGGCGCTTAGACCTGTGGGCTAGGGGCCATTACAAGTCAACGATTATTACCTACGCGGGGACGATACAAGAGGTTCTACGGAACCCGAATACTACGATAGGTATATTTTCGCACACGCGGCCTATCGCAAAGGGATTCTTAAAGCAGATAAAACGCGAATTCGAGGTTAATGAATTTCTGCGTGAATTATTCCCAGACATCTGTTACCAGAACCCCAGACAGGATTCTCCGCAGTGGTCGGAAGACGCCGGGATCATTGTTAAGCGAACCGCCAACCCCAAAGAGGCGACAGTAGAAGCATGGGGTTTGGTGGATGGACAGCCCATATCCCGTCACTACGATTTAAGAATATACGACGATGTTGTCACTAGGGATTCGGTCAACACGCCAGACCAGATAGCCAAGACAACAGAATCGCTCGACCTTAGTCAAAACTTGGCAGGCGGGGCAAACAGAGAATGGTATATCGGTACGCGATATCACTACGCGGATACTTACCGAGAGTTGATAGATCGTGGCACGGAAACGCGCATATATCCGGCCACAGAAAGCGGTACTCCCGACGGTGTACCCGTACTGCTTTCGCAACCAGAATGGGATAAGAAAAAAACATCTATGGGGCAATACGTTCTAGCCTGCCAGATGTTACAAAATCCAATCGCGGGTTCTGATCAAGTCTTCGATCCAGAGTGGATCAGGCGGGTGGAGATCAGACCGCGCATCTTGAATGTTTATATTTTGTGTGATCCCGCCCACTCCAAAAAGCAAAGTTCAGACAGAACGGCTATCGCCGTAATTGGCGTGGATCACGCATCTAATAAGTACCTTTTGGATGGGTACTGCCACCGGATGAACCTAAAAGATCGGTGGCTATCCGTAAAAAAAATACGCCAAAAGTGGATAAAGCAACCGGGAGTGCAGACCGTGAAGGTCGGCTATGAACGGTATGGGAAGGATTCTGATATCGAACATTTCACTGAAATGATGAAGATCGAGAATTATTACTTCCCTATAGAGGAATTGGCGTGGCCGAGAGAAGGGCCGGGTTCTAAACGGGATCGCGTTCAGAGACTACAGCCTGACTTTGAGAACTGGCGCTTCTTCTTGGCCCCGTCATCTAAAGACGTAACAAAGAGGCAACGGCAAGCATTTGAAATGGGAGACGCCTCACTGATTGTTAAAGCGATTAGACAGGTTGATGAGACTGGACGGCCTTATGACGTTACGCAGAAGATGCTTGATAACGAGTACAACTTATTCCCTGCGGTACACGTTGACATGATGGATGCGATGTCACGAATTTATGACATAAAAGCCTCACCGCCACAGGTTTTATATCCAGACGATTTAGAGCCAGAAGCATTGCCTGCCTACTAATAGAGAGGTTGCAACATGGATGAAGGAACTTCTTCAGAAGAAGTAGCCGTGAGTTTTTTAAGTCAATATATGGATAGACCCCAAGAGGAGATTGCGTTGATGCAGATAACGCGAGATTTAGCCCACCTGATAAATGCCATCGTGCTTCAGTCTGTGGTCGAGTCACACAAGCCACCGGAGGATACGACATGGCATTAAAAGAGAAAGTTATAGAGCGCCGGTATCTTTGGCGCGATCATGTGTCGCGAGTAGCAGGCCCAGAGCAACCTATTGTTGTTTACAGGTTTTCCAATGGTCGAACATTTTCAGAACAGCCTAAGAGGCCGTATGGGCAACGTAAATGAGAGTTATTGTCGATGAACATAAGCACTCCATGTACAAAGAGGCGTCGATTGTTACGTTGGTGAAAAACGTCGCTGACATGTTGGAGAAGCATTATCCCGGTCATCTGTGGGCTGTTGGCCCTAGTAACGACTACTCCATGTTGGCGATTTGGAATCACGATTTATCCCATCGCTATGGAATGTGGATTCGCGTTTTAGACATTGACCCAGAATATAAAAAGGTTATCCATTGGGCGGGTGAATTGCTTGAGAGAGCAAATATTACAAGAGGTGCCGCCAATGAAGAGGAACTAATGCATTTAGATCGGGATGTTCTAGGTGAGGTTACTTTCGATCATGGCTGATGATAATAGAGTCCCTTTAGAAGACGCAAGTCAGGAACGCTCGCCGTGGTTGAAATTGGCAGGCGATGCTTATAGGCAGTCAACAACTTACCTCGATACTAACTTCCGAAAGCAGTGGGAAAGGAATATCGCCCTATTTCGGTCTAATCACCCATCTGGGTCAAAGTATGGCGCACAGTCCTACAAGCATCGTGCGCGGCTATTTAGACCGAAGACGCGCAGTGCTATTAGAACGAATGAAGCCGCCGCCGCCGCCGCGTTCTTCTCTACCCAAGATATTATTTCAGTCTACCCAGAGAATGATTCTGATCGGACACAGCGTGCATCCGCTCGTGTAATAAAGAATCTACTACAGTTTCGATTGACCAAAACTATTCCTTGGTTTCAAATTTTAATAGCGGCTTACCAAGAATCAATGGTTTTCGGTTCTGTCATCTCTCATCAGTATTGGGAGTACAAGGAAGAGAGGAAGAAGAGGGTCGAGGAGTTAACCGACGAGTCTGGCAATGTCATACTGAATGAGGATGGGACTCCTGCGGTGACTGAAGTAGAGGGTAAAGTTGTTGTAAAAGATTGTCCGTATATTCGATTAATTGCCGCTGAAAACCTTCGCATTGACGCCGCCTCTGACTGGAATGATCCAATTGGAACATCCCCATACGTTATCGAAGTCATCCCCATGTATCTACAGGATGTCATCGAGAAGATGTCAGAGGTGGATGTAAAGACTGGCGAACCGAAATGGAAGACGCTTACTAAAGACGAATTACTTGAATCCACCAAGCAGAATGAATTCGACTCCACAAGGCAAGCGCGTCAAGGGAAACAGCAAGACCCCACTTCGCAGTCGCGCCAAGACATTTCAGAATTTACAACAATCTTCATCCACAAGAATATTATTCGCAAGGAGGGTAAGGATTGGTTGTTCTACACTGCGGGGACGCGATATCTACTAACTAGCCCGAAGGCGCTTACTGAAATCTATCCGCATCTTCGCGACGGTGAGAGACCTTATGTAATGGGGTCTAGCATGATTGAAGCCCACCGCGTACACCCATCCTCACTGGTTGAGTTGACGCAGGACTTGCAGACTGCGGCCAACGATATTGCAAACCAACGATTTGATAACGTCCAACTGGTTCTCAATAAGCGTTACCACATAAGGCGTAGCGCGAATATAGACATTAACGCTTTGAAGCGAAGTGTTCCGGGTGGTTCTGTGATGATGGACGACCCCGTCCAAGACGTGCAAATAGTGAACACGCCCGACGTTACAGCGTCGAGTTACGAGGAGCAGGATCGACTCAATGTAGATTTCGATGACATCGCGGGTACGTTCTCCCAAGCAACTGTGCAGACTAACCGCAACATGAACGAAACGGTTGGCGGCATGGAGATGCTTAGTTCAGATGCCAACGCTCAGATCGAATACATGATTCGCACCTTTGCTGAGACATGGGTAGAACCTGTGCTTCGGCAACTGATTAGGTTGGAACAGTATTACGAAACAGATGACGTTATTCTGGAAGTCGCTGTCAATAAGGCCGCTGAAGAAGGCGGCATTGGTGCGGAAATATTCCAAAGGTTCATGGGGGATGATGCTGATGATCTGCTTCGCAATGAAGTGACCATAGGTGTTAACGTCGGTATTGGCGCAACAGACCCGGTTAAGAAAATCGAGAGATTACTTATCGGAATCAGGACGCTTGGTGACGTTAACCCAGACATCATCGCTTACTTGAATCAGAACGAAATTACCAAGGAAGTGTTTGGTGCCCTTGGGTATAAGGATTCAACGCGCTTTATCGAAGAGAAAGAAGGCACCATGCTTGGTGAAATGCAGGGTCGTCTTGAGCAGATGGAAGGCGCTATGCAGGCGCTTACCGATAAGGGTGCGAAGGCTGAGATCGACGCACAGTCGAGAATTCTCGCGGCACAAATCAAGGGTCAGGCTGAAGTCATGGCCGCTAAAGAGAAGGCTCTTGGTGATGTTCAGTCTACGATTATTAATACAGATAGTAGGGATCGCGCCGATCAATTACGCCATCAGATTGCTGTTATCGATACCCGCCTTAAAGCGGAGAGAAACGACATCGAGAGGGGTGAGTTGCTACTGCAAAAAGAATCCCTCGTTCATAAGATGCTCATGGAGACTGAGCCGGATATTGGTATCGACCCAGAGGGGAAGAAGATGAGTGAAGTATTGCAAAATGACCAATTTGGCAAGATACAAGGTGCTGAAGGATGAATCATCTGAAAGAAGTTGAAGAAAATTACTTTGTACATGGGTTTTTCG